GGCGGCCCGACCCACCAGAACCCGCTCCACCCCAAGGGCGGCGGCAATTTCTGCATCACTCAAGAGGCGGCCCTTGGTGTCAGAAACAACACCGAAGAACTGATTCTGGAGTTTGGTCGTCCTGCGGATACGCTCAAACACGGGCGCACTCATCAGCACGGCGTTGGCTTCATAGCCCAACTTATTAAGCTCTGTACGGGCCGCCGCCACATCGCCAGCCACATCAATGTTCGCCAGATTCGCATTGGTATAAGCGGAAATGGCGGACTGATCGGCGGTCGTGAAGGGGGTCGTGGCCGCATTGATGATGTCGCTCACACGCTTCTCGTGGCCAATTTTCAACTGGCGAAGGAGATAGCGAGCTGAGGAGGCTTCAAGATCGAAGAAACGGTCAGCATCAGCCTTGAAATCGTCTCCGATGACTTCCTCAAGTCCGTACTCAACCGCATCGTAGGAATCCGTCCCGAAGGAACGGGTCACACGGGCGTAGTCGGAAGCCGAGGAACGAGCCTTGGAATCATTGTTGAGAAGGTCAGCCTGTGCCAACTGAACCTTGAGGTACTGACCGCTTTTGGCCGCAACGGGCAGAAGGGGGAAGATTTCGGCCCCGATCAGCCCGGTGTCGCCGTTGGGGGCTTCCACCAACGCTTGGTTGATGTCGGCCCGGATGGTTGAACCGCCGCTAATAAAACTCATTTTCTATTGTCTCCTTTGGTTATTTATTCAGCGGAATCGCAATTTCGATAACCGCAGAAGTGGCCGTGGCCGCCTCAAGAGCGATGCCAGCAGAAGCCGTGTTAGCCGCAAGGGTGGTTACTTGACCAGCCGCATCGAAGCTCAAGGAATCGCCAACAGCGCAAGTTCCCGAGACGGTGGAAAAATATGTGGGAAAAAACAGCTTCACTGTCCCAACCCCATTGGCCGCCACGTCATCCTGTGTTACGCCGATTGCTTTGTCCGTGCCAGAAGTGGCAACAATCGCCACGCCAGCCGTCACGCCGGGTTGAACCAGACGATAGGCGGAAATAGCCGTCTGGAAGGTAAACGACCGAAACTGGCCGTCAATTTGTGTACTCATTATTTGTTTCCTTTGTTAGTGTTAGATTTTCGCAATACCACGGGCAAGAGCCTCACGGTATTCGTTGGGGTTGGAGAGCATGACGGCTTTCATGGCCTTCAGCTTGGAGGTTCCGTAGTCGGGGTGAGCCGCCACAAGAGCTTCAAAATTCTTCGGCTCTTCCTTTTTGGCGGGAGCCTCTTCGGTCACGGGCGAAGCGGGGACGGGCTTGATGCCGAACTCGGTGAGCACTTTCTTAACGACCGCGCTCATCTCCTCGGTTTCGTCCTCTTTTTCCTTCGGCTCAACCTCGACTTCAATCTTGGGAGCCTCGGCCATCTTCTCTTCTTTTTTCTCTTCCTTGGGTTTCATGGACTCTTCAAGGGCGGAGAGACGCACCTTGATGTCCTCGATGTCTTTTCCGTAATCAGCTTTGTTTTCCATTGATTTCTCCTCTTTTGTCAAACCCTCTCCCTCTACAACTGCTTCGGGCAGATCGACCGGGATCGGTTTTCCTCCGGCCATATAGCCGAATTTTTGCATAAACTTAACCATCTCCTCGAAAAGCCCGTTGGTTGCCGCAGGGCTAGAAACTAGGTCGGCGGAAGCGATACTCTGGGGGCGGATATAATCTTTGCCGTCAATCGTTTCGCTTTCATTCACAAAGGCCAGCGATACGCCAAACTGATCGGGGGCTTCGGATGCCATCTCTTTAATAAGGCCGTAATGGGGGGAGTTGCGGAGAAGTCGGAGGTCGGCAATCAGCCTGTTTCCTTCAATTCTTGGGTTGCGAGCGAAGCCAACCACCGCATCCAATCCGCTTCCGTGGTTCATTTTAACCTTCACGCCATTCTTTGCGGCCTACATAATCTGTGAGGCTTTTTCTAGGCTCACCTTGTCCACGAATAGATCATGCCCCTTGGCCTCTCCTTCCTCTAGGATCGAAACCCCCGGCAACTCCAACTCTTCCATTTCCTCATCCTCATCGCGGTAAGTGCGATATGCCACCGCCGCCCTCTGTGTTTCATCGGGAAAATCTGCAACTGCTTGTTCGTTGCCCATGAAGCGACTTACAAAGTCTTGTTCCGATTCGTCTCCTCTAGGGGTAGGTAGGGGCATGATTTTTTCTTTATGTCAAAAGGTCGCCATCGGCCTTGCGGTAAGACTCCTTGACCTCTCCACCGCCAGCCATTTTGAGAAACTTGTTCACCCTAGCCATCGCCCAAGCGTTCCGGCTATTGGGTTTTCCGCCTGTAATGGTCGGCCTAAAGCTGGTTGAGAAAGCCCCTGCGCCCCTTCTAAATACTTTCTTTAGAGTCCCAAGGCTAGGCGCGTTCTTTTGGGGGTGATCCTTTTTGAACTGGGCAATCTTGTCTTTTAATGCCTGTTCGTTGGCTTCTGAAATCTCTATGTCGCCAGCTTTTGACCTAGTGGCCGCTGTGCCTTCTGGGTTCTCCTTGGAGCCCTTGATTCGTTCCTTGGGCGGGGCGGGGGTTTGGGCGGCTGACTTTGGGTCGGGGCGAGCGAGTTCGGAAAACTCCTCATCCCTTGCATTCATCTGCCTAACGACTTTCCTTGCCCACGCATAACCAGCATCTCCACCCCAACCATTCCATGCTTGCCAGCCCTTGCCTTGCTCATCCCAAGTCGCGCCCTTTTTATCGACTTCATGGCGATCAAAAAATGCCTTCATTCTGCGGACGGTATCGGGGGACAGCTTCACCCCATTCATCAAGTCCCTAGCCCTTGCGATGCCTACCGGGGTCATTCCCCTCTGGCTGGCTGGCTTGCCTTCCCTTACATCCAAGGCCCTCTTTGCGGCTTCCCTTGCTCCTTCTGGGGGCGTGAAATCAATGCCATCATATTTGCCCAACTCAATCCCGCCCATCATCCCAGCGATGAGCATTTGTAATTCTTCTTTGCTTAGTTCTTCAAGAACTTTTTTTTTAATTTCGCCAGCCTCCATTTTTTTATACGGCTGGTCAATGTCTTGTGATTTTTCGTACCCTGTCTTTTTTAATTTGTCTTCGGCAGATTTAATTGATCTCTCAATCTGTGCTTTTTTTTCTTGAGAAACCCTACCTTTTAAGATTGTTTTACCCTCTTGAATCGCCCTAATATATGACTGTTGTTCGGTTGTAAGTTGTCCACCACCTCTGGGTTCCTCCGATGATTCGCTAGACTCCGAAGGCCCGTATCCGGCTGGGGTAGCATCTTTGAATGGGGATCGTTTAATCATTGGCCTATTGGATGCCCCGGGGAAATTTTTTTCTATTCTTTCTGTCATTCTTCGCAAGTGTTCTTTTGCGGCTGGATGATTCATCCGTGCATCACCCTTTAGCTTATTTGCCTCTTCAATTCCTTTTCTTAACTCATCATCAGTCCATTTTGCCGGGTCTTTGCTTTTAGGATTCCATCCTTCTTGTCCACCTCCCCCGCCAGCACAAGTGTTCCCTTCCTTAAATCCTCCAGCACCAGTTCCACAATCAAATTCTAGCTCCGCATCTCCTCCATCAGTAGGCTCATCGGGTTCGGGTTCTTCGCCGCCCTCGTCTTCGCCATCGTCATCTTCTGGCGGTTCTTGGGAAACTGGCGGCTCTGGCGTAATCGGGGGCAATGGCATCTGCGGTTCGGGTTTTGCGGGAGGAACGACATCGGAAATCGTCTGTGGGTCAATCTGGTATTGCTCGGCCAAATCCTTAATCAGCTTGGCCTCGATTGCCCTCTGCCTCATCGCGCTTTCAAAGTCTTGCCCACGCTCTGCGTAAATATCGGCGGCGGTGCGAAGCCCAGTCTTAAACTCGGAGATTGCAGAGGCAGATTCCCGCCCTAAATCAATCGAGACATTAGCCCCGAAATTGAAGATGCCTTTGGTCGTTCTTGTTCCCTCTGTTCCGCTGATAAGCCCACGGGCTACTGCATCGGCTAGGACGATATTCTTAATGGGGCGAAGCACCTTATCATTCAAAAGATTTTGGTAGCGGCGGAAGGTGCGCCCTGCCTGTTGCATCTCAAGTCGAGCGGTCGGGCCGGACATCTGCGAAGGATCAACCGCAAAGGAATAGGGAATGCCAAGGCCAAGACAGATATTACGAAGCAGAATCTTGTGAAACTCTGCAAAGGCTCCGCTGGGTCGGCTTGGGCCGTTGGGGAAAATAATGTCCTCGCCCGGCTCCAAATAGGAAATCTTGCCCGATTCGATTGTCTCTAGTTTGATTGCGTTCCCGCTTAAATCCTCATCATTGGAAAGCGTGGATAGGTCGGCGGCGTTGTTGTTGTTTCGCTTAACAATTCCAGATTGTGAGCTTGCGACCTTCGCCGCCATCTTTTCGTAATTGATGATGTCGTAAATGTCGGTTGCGTCATTGATTGCGGTATGAAAAGCGGAAACCCCGCGATACTGGTCAATCCGTAGCGGGTCGAAAAGATGGAAGGCTTGGCTTGAGGGAATGGTTAGTTGGTAGGTGTAGAAGTCCCCGATGCTCCGATTGTAAATATCGTAAGCCGTGGGTGCGCCAGTTGTGCGGTCAATATGGATTCCGCCGATTAGCTCTAGGCTGGTATAAACTTTGAAAGGATCGCCTAGTCTGTCGGCCTCGATGCCTTGAATCTTTAGGTTGCCATCGCCATCCCGAACTAGGACGAAAAGAAAATCGCCATCCCGCAACATGGACATAACCGCCACCTGCATAAGCGTCGAGCCTGTGTGCCTTGTGGAGATGTCGCACTTATCCCACCATTCCGCCCAATATGCTTCGACATCGGTATTGATTTGCGGATTCTGGGTGCGGGCTTGATAGCTGATTGACCCGGCTACATGACCCGCAAACTTGAGAAGGAGCGAGCGAACTAGGCCAACATTGTCGGCCAAGTCCCGCGCCCTTTTCATTAGCTCTACCCGATCATAATTGGAGCGATAATCTTCCGCCCCGGACAATGCGCTTGGCCCCTTGCGCTCCCTTGTGTATTTGACCGCATCATATTCAAACTTGGTCAGCTTTTGGCGGGCAATCAGCCGATCAACTGCACCTTGCGGATTGATGAAGGCGACTGCCTTATCAATCAGATTCATCTTGGCTTTTTTCACGGGCCGAACTTGGCGTAGGTGGTAAGCACTCTGGAACCATCTGCCAGTTTGATTGCGTAAGTCAATTCCTCAATCGTGTCACGAACCTCGCCCAAATTGGCACGGCTAAACGATCTTCCCGCGATGGAATACGATGCCCCCGCTACCGCAATCGCTTCCAAGCACTCAAGATACTTTGTGCGGAGACTCGTTAGGGTAGCTACGGGCAAACCAACTAATGCACCCCTAGCCATAAAAATCCACCCCTATGTCAAAATTACTCTTCAATGTTTTCTGCCAAATCTGCTGGGGTGACTTTAAGCCTTCCATGAAGGGCGGCTCCAACTAGCCCCATGCATTCTGCGTCTAGCAAGTGATTATTCTTTCCAATCTGTTTCCATACAAACCGCTCTCGCCCGGTCATGGGATTTTTGACCTTAACCTTTGCCTCGGCTCCAATATGTTCATGCCAAACCAAGGGGGTGTCTTGGGCGATAAAGCCCTCGGTTTTTAAGAGGCTTGAAAGAATGTCATTGAAGGCTGGGTTAGACCAACGCCAGACGGGGCAGAGTTTCCACTTCCACCCCGCCCTTGAGCCTGTGGCCTTACCGCTAAAAGGATCGCCATTGGCAATTCTGGCGAAGGGGCGTTGAATCTTTTGTTGGCCGACAATCTCCGAGAAGCTGGTTTTGTCCGATCCTACCAAGGCCATCCAGCCGTTCTTACAACAATGCAAATAAACATCTCGGGTTTGATCGCCCGAGTCGCAGAAAACGCACTTGGCCTCCACCTTAAACTCCTCGGCCTTGGCTTGAATGTCGCCCCAAGTCTCAAGCCTTCCCGCCCATACAAGCCTAGATTTTCCTTCGTTATCCCAAGCCCTCACGATTGACCAAGCGTGGAAGCCCCCCGCCTCTTGAATGTCGCAAGCCATGATTAGCTTCTCGCCCATCCTCACCTCTCCCATTCGGTAGTCGCCAGCCTTAATTTCTAGGTTCTCTTTTTCGTGTTCCATCCAAGGCTCGGCCAACACTCGGTTCACAAAATCCTGTAAGCCTAAAATCCCATTATATTTGTCCTGAAGGAACTTGACTGCCAAGGAACCGAAAGTCACCCAAGGGGCGTAAAGACCATTGAGATGATAGGATCGCCGCCCCGGTTCGCCTTTTGGGTTGGTCGCCATCCATTGACCCTCCCGAAGCATCTTGGTTTTCTGGCCGTCCCGAATCTG